GTCGTATCCTTGACCTGTCCTACGGTGCGTTCTCCCGGATCTCATCTCCGAGTCAAGGAGTAATCCCACGGGTGTGTTTTACGCGTCTGTAAGACTGGTTTCGGGGGCCCCATGGCCCCCGTTTTTTACATTTTCCCACAGGAAGAACCCAGCAAGTATTTGATAGACCGGAAGTCGGTCATCGCCGCCTCGATCAGATTCAGGATGCCGTATTCACCAGCGTCATCACACTTCTCATGGAGCTTGTCCAGAGCTTCGCACACGTCCTCAGCTACCCCGCACAACTCGGTTACCAGCTCGGTACCGGTCGACCACTCGAGCTCAGGCACATCATGGAACATTTTGGCCGGGATCTCAATTTTGCTACCCCGAGCCTGTTCGGCCATCGGATCGATGTGGGCTTCGGACATCTCGTACACACGCTGGAACAGCAAGTGCAGGGAGTAGAACTCTCCACTTTCTCCGGTCACGTTAAAGTGACTGAGCTGGGCGGCATACGTGAACGATGCCAGCTTGGTTAGGGCGTCAACGAATTCGGTTTCCATGGTGGGGGGGGTGGATAGGGTGATAACGAGGGGCGGTTAGGTCACCGACCGCTCATTATATACCAGATTTGGTCTAATAGACAATGCCTGATACGAACTTGTCTCCGGCTCGGTGTTGGGCACTGTGCCCACCGAATTTCTCCACAATCCCGCATCGATGTTTAGTTTAAACCAGTCGGGATACTCCTTCCCCGAATCAATACCTGCCCGGCTACATTTCCACACATCGGTCAGGGTTCCGGTCACCACCTTGCTGTTGTCGATTGTCCCGTTGGCCCGAATCGCAGTGATCGGGGTAAACGCATACGTCGCGTTGCCGTCACCGGTGCACGTGACCGTCAGATTGTCCCCGATCAACCTCCCACACCGCACATCTTCGACAACGTACCGCTGGACGGTGTTGGGCCCGATGGCACGGCGCCACACAGCCAAACCAGTCTGTCGGCTCTCCGTGCCCGGTGTCACCAGGCACTTCCGGACCGGTAGGAAATCCCCCACCTGCACGGGGTCGAATGCCGCGCACGGTTGGCTGTAGAATCGGCCATCCGCGACCAGAACATCGATCGTGTAGGTTTGCTCATAGACGAACTGGCTAGCGTCCTTCGTGACTTGTACAAACCGTTCCGGACCCAGCTCGAAGCCGGTTTGAAACTCCAGGCCCGGCACCTCTGGGACCCAACCCGTCACCGCGTCGGCCAACAGATCGAGGATGGGCAAACAGAACGAATGCCCCTCCCGCTGAACCTGTTTCTGTACCAGTGTGAGTGTGTAGTTCAGCGAACGGTTTCGGACCGTCGGGATATACGCCCCCCGGTTCGGGTTGTTGGTACTGGCTGAGGTAAACGAAACAACGATCATTGCTTGCTCGGCTACGCGTCCCGACTGGTCGAGTTCCTCCGCAAGCCGAAGCACTACCGCACTCTGGCCCAGGGTCTCATGCACCCTCTTATGGAGTTGGTTTTCTATCTCGAGCAGCATAGCGGTTTTGAGTTAGGATGTATACACCCCCACTCTGCTTTCAACAGACCCTATCACAGTGTTGAAAGAAAGAGTGGGGAGTACTAACAACCGCGAGCTCAAATGAAAGACAATGACTTGACCGGACCCGCCGTGGTATGGCAAAACACCCTAGACGATACGTATCGGTGTTACGTGCTCGCACAGTCCGACACCTACGGCTATCTGCGCATGGAGCGGATTGATACGGGCGATCGGATCCTTGACCTGGAGGTCCCGATCTCTCGGTATTTCCGAAACCGAGACGTGCTATACTGGGGAGATACGTGTATGGGGATGATCGATGGGTAAGGGAATCGAACACCACGAAAAGCGCCTACTGGAACGGATGGTTCAAGCCGAAACCGTAACAGATCGCACCACTGCGCAACGAATTATCCGAAAGGCCAACAAACATCAACGTAAGATGTCCCGTCTCCGCCAACTCATCCAGAAGGCGTTTGGGGGAAAAAGTTTATAATGGGTAGAGGGATATTGTCCCTAGAACTCCCCGCCAGACACAAATTCCAGCAGTTCCCACAACCCCGTTGTGTAGTTGTATGCCAGAATGTCTCCGGGCTGGGGGGAACGCTGAAAGTTTACATCGGCGAGATCGCGCAACTTTCTCGTAGCCTCGAGATTGATGATGTACTGCCGGAGTTCGCTAGCCGTTTGTTTGTATTCCGTGCTGTCCGGAAACACACCAAAATTAGAGACCGAAAGTCCTTGCAACCCGCTGTTGTTGTATCCGCAGTCAGCGTTTCCAGAAAACGGCACAATAGTCAACAGACTGGAGCCGCCAGGCATGCCCGGGTTGAGCGGGTCGTACCCGTAAGTTTGATTCTCGTCAGAGCTCCACATGGACGGTAGGGGGGTTAGAAGGTGTCGGCTTCCTGAAGGCCGCCGGAGGTGGTTAAGTCGCCATCGGTGTTCTCCACCACCAGGACGTCGCCGCCATCGGGTGTAACAGCGTCCTGGGAGTCGGCAAACGATGCGATGTCGCGGGTCGTTTCCAGGTCATCGAACAGCTTGTTGACTTCGAGGGTGCTGTTACCGATGATGGTGGGAGTTTGCCGATCCAGTGAGCCGCTTGGTTGGCGGGGAGTGACATGATCGATAACGGGTGCTGGTTTGCGCTTGTACGGGTTCCAGCGGTTATTGGTGCCCCACCGCATCTCCCAACGCGCCAGAGAGGCGTCGGTGAACGCCCGGTCACGTTGGGTGTTCGACATGGTCATCGCACACGCGCTGCTCCAGTACCGGTAAGCTTCCTGCCACTTTATGCCGGAGGACGGGCTGGCTTTAGAGGCCCATAGGTCGAGTTGTTTGAGAGCGGATTCTGCGGCGTCTACGACCTGTTGCCGGGGTCGCAAAGTATCGAGATAATATCTAGCCAACGTAGCCTGTGTACGTCTATATGACCCTGCAATCAGGAGCTTTCCCTGGGGAGGGGCTGTCTCGATGAAATTATTTATAAGTATGGCGGCGTCGTGAAGAGCAACCTGGATACGCTGATAGTTGATTGTGTTGGCGGTCGGATCCTCGAGACGGGATAGTTCCAGCGCCTCATTGAACCCAAAAACCTCAATGAAGTAATCTACGGTGGCCGGGTTGCAGTTGTTGGCAACACCGTAGGCGTCAGGGGGCGGAGTGTATGGGGCCACGGCTGGGTGATTACTACTTCTATGGAGCTTTCAACGCGGGGGTGGTGGTTGATTACCCCGTATAGACAAAAAAAAAGCCCGTCAAACGACGAGCTTTATATCTACAGCCTTAATTGTTAGGCTTAAGCACCAACGGGATTCAGGAAGATGGCACCAGCGCCAACCCTTCCAGATTCTCCCATGCCCACGAGCTCAAATGATCTTTCGACCAAGATATCGCCCTCGAAGACTCTCCTGTCCATAGAAAAACGCTCTGGCGTTGATATCGGGTAACCTGCTAATGTGTAGGTGTACGCATAAGCTGGGGTACCGTAGTTAGCATCTAGAGCAGGAGTGAAACCGTCAGTACTACCACTGGGATGATAGAACATAACAGCCACGTTTTCGTAGATGTTTTCCAGAGCACTGGTTTCAGTGTTCAGTTTGAGACGGCGAGCGACACGAATCTCGTCGAGACCGAAGATCTCAGCAAGGCTCTTTTCGTTCACCAGAATACCGCGCTGCATGAAGTCACGGATACGCTTGTTACGCTTGAGAGCGTTAAACGCATCAGGAGACAGAACAAGTTTGTTGGGATAGCAACCTATTTGTCCACGTACTTGCTCCTTCATGTCATCAAACAGTACTTCGATGTCAGAAGTCGGGCTGTTAAATTGATCGGCGCCAGAGTTGTAGGAAGCCAGGTCGAGAACGTTGCCGGTTTCGTATTGAGTTACGTCCAGAACTTTCTCGCTGACCTGGATTTCCCAGCTCTGCATGAGGCGGTTAGCAGCGTCCTTAGCGGCATATGCGCGAAGGTCAATGGCGGCGGCGCCATTTTTGGCTTCTGCGGCCACTTCTTCAGCAAGCTGCCAGCTAATGGCTTCTTGGCGAAGAGCGAACGAACGGGTTCCGAATTCATTAGAGATCTTCTGAATGTTGGTACCAGGCGCACGCAGGAACGACTGAGCGGCGAATGCCTCCTTGCCAAACACAAGGGTGCGGCCAGCCCGGACGCTCATAGAGACGGCAGGGGCGAAGAAGGTCGCAACACCTTCTGTATTCTTGTACAAATTGTTAACGTAGAAGCTCTTTATCTTCTACTTCTTGCAATTTCTTGCAAGTTCGGACTATATCTTCAACCCTAAGGTTGAGGGGCACTCGTGGGAGAAGTTATTGTTGGGACTCATTCTCCTAGTCTCTGAACCTTCCGAAAGCACTAAAGCCCACTTTCGGCTTGGCTGCTGATTGCCATGTCTAACTTTATCCCATGGAAAATACTTCTTTCACCCTTTACCAGTCGAATGAATTTTTTGTGTTCGCTCGGGTTTACTGAGATGCCAAATATATGGCAAAGATACTCACTTGTACGAGCAAAATCACTAAATTGATTCTGGTCAATGAAAACCGATCTGTGTCCAAATTTAAATCTAAATTTGGATTCCATGAGGTCTATAGTTTCGTCGCTAAATCTAGCTGTTCTATTGGCAGCTATGTTATTTTTAGCAGCTTTGGAGACGTTTTGCCTCCAAGATTCGCCTCTGGATACTATGCCAGATTTTCTCTCTAGCATGGTTTTGTAAGCTTTTTTATTAGCTTTAGATCTTTTTTCAAATGTCCATGTTTTCTGGGCTAATGCACCAGACATTCTTTTGGCTTCCCCAGTTGGATCTCCTTTCATGAATAGAAAAGCAATCTTATCCGGTTTAGAGTCATAAGCTAACCATCTATAGTAGTGAGCTAAAATGTGATTTTTTCTAGAAAGTCTAATGATGTTTAATTTTTCATTAGTCCCTCCACAGTGTCTAGGGATTATGTGGTGTTTTTCCACATATTCCCCTGACTCTATCTCACCTTTTTCTATCGAGTGACAATACTCAATAAATTTCTCGTAGATGGTTTCCATGTAGGTCAGATTTAGGTTTTCCAGCAATTCACCCCTTTATAATACCACAGATTTCTCTGAGGCACGGCTACAAAATTAACCTTGTGCGAGTTGCGTTAGAATGGGGTCAATAATTCTGACCGAATCAAGATTCATCATAGTAAGTTACGCTCCGGCTTCGTTGCCAAGTTTCACCCGAACAAACTGACCAGCACCAGCGGTACCGATCACATCGAGTGCACGACCCAGGATCACAGCAGCACCAGCAGTGCTAGAAGCAGCACCGGCGGTAGTGGAATACACAGCGTCGTCAACAGCAAAGGTCGAAGTGGCGTCCACTTCTACGATTGCGATTCCGGTGGTCACAACCGACAGCAGGGACTGGTATGGGAACACACCAGGCTTGCGGGGGGTCGTGGAGGGATTGGACTGCCCCTCATAAGTGCCGGGCCAGATATACGCAGTAGCGCCAGAGATGGCGGTAGCGGGAGCAGGCAGCACGGTGGCGGCGGTGTCGCTGGTACGGGTCATGACCCGGAAAAGCTGCGCACCAATCTTGATGGTGTCACCGACATCGAGTTGGGGATCGAAGTTGGTACCGGAACCGGTCACAACGCCAGTGGTGGCGATGGACAGGGTGCCAGTCAGGGCGGTGAGGGCATCATCCTCAACGCTGTAGCCTTTATCGGTGAGTTCGCCTTGGCCGTAAAGCTTGTAGACGTTCACACCAGCCGCATAAGTACCGGCGGCGGCGGGATATGCACCGCTTCGTTTTACAAAGCGGCAGCGTTCAATACCATTAGCGAGAGCGGTCGCGTCAGTGACGGTCGCGGTCTCCACATATTTATGGTCGAACGACATGTAACGGGGATCAGTTGCCATAGGACAAGATTCGTTGTTTCGTTGTTCGTGGGAGCGTATGGTGACGTATCAGCCATACACCAGTATGTTGGGTTTAACCCCACCCTCGCGTAACCGGAACGAACAACATTTGAGGATAACTCAAGGTTATCTGTTTGTTCGCCGGGGAACTTGCGTCCCCCGTTGTTACAAGGCAGGTAGTTAAATATTCTCGCTCATTACAAATTTAACGGCCGACATGTAGTCGACACCCTTTTCTTCTGAGTAAGACATGGCGCGAGCATGGACTTCGGCGTTCCGCTCGTCATACACGTAACCGTCAGCGCTAGGTACCCGGGTCTTGGCCTTTTTAGGGGCAGACGCCGGTGTGGCTACCTCGCTAAAGCTCACCATCGCGGGAAGGTTATTCAGCACGCCTTTCATAAAGTCGAACTGGCTAGCCTTACCACCCTCGCTGAAATTCACGCTGTTCTTGGCGTTCAGGGTCTCCATGAACCGAACCAGATCGGTGATGGGGGCGACCTGCTCGGTCAGTTTCCCACCGTCATAGAGCTTTTCGCAGAAATCCGTAATGTCCTTCTGGCGCATGAGGCGACGCTGGCTGGCCAGCTCCTCCTCGAGTTCAGCGACCTTAGCTGCCAAGGGATCGGAAGAGGGTTCGGCGAAGGATGTGGTCGACTCAGTGTCGGCCTCACTTTCGCTATAGCCCATCATCCCCTGCTCACCCATCTCGCTAGAGCCTTGCGCGAGTTGGTACAGGGCCATGATCAACTGTTCTTCGGTGTACTGGGAGGCGAGATCGGCCGCAACCTTCTCGTCATCTTCTCCGGACATATCGTCGACATCAGCGTCGGCACCGCCCATGTCCTCGTCCTCGCCCTTCATTCCATCGGGTCCGGCACCAGACTCGTCGACAGGAGCGCCATCTCCACCATCCTCATCGCCCATCTCCTCCCCATCGGGACCTTCAACCATCGACATGGCGTCAGGCTCACTATCCATCATAGGATCGGGAGGGGTCGCCATATCCTGGCCGGGATCCATCATGCCCATACCATCGCCGTATTCGGCATCGTAGGGGGCTGGAGATCCTGTCTCTTCGATGAGTTGACCTTCCTCATCAGTAGACTTTACGCCGTTAATGTTGACATTAATGGTCATGCCCCGCCCGTCAGCATGGTCAATAACTTTCGATTCGGCGGGGGCTTCGGTTTTTCTTTTAGCCATAGTAGGTTCAGTTTCCTGGAATGAAATAGAAGACTCCCTTGGAGTTATTGTGATCGAGCCTTCGGGGTGGGTTTCGGAAAAAGCCGTGAGGCCTTTTACCGCGGGGATCGACACCAGTCCGAGATGGCGCAATGCCAACTGTCCCGGTGTCGGATTGGTGTCAGCGTCAGGCAAGTAAAACGAGCTACTTACCTTCTTAAACACACCGTCGCGTATCAAGCGCTCGGCCTTAGGGGTCAGTTCGACCTTCCCCCAAAGCGATTTGCCTTTCCGCCAGACTTCGCGCACCCAGCCTAAGGCGGGGGTTCCGTCATCCTGATCGTGACCGATAATCAACGGGGCCTCATGCCGATTCGAGTCGTAGCTAGACACCACTTGATCGAGATCGGTATCCGCAAATACCATCTTCTGTCCGGTCGAGCTGACTTGGGGTCCAGCCCGGAACAGCTCGATATACACAGTGCGCTTGGCTTGTTGCTTCGTCAGTGGGCCGTCACCATTAAGGACGACCTCATCTGATGAGAGGGGTCCCATATCGGTTTTGCGAAGTCTTCTTGCCATAAGCCTCAATATGCTTTACACAGAGTTGAGGTTGGTCGCATCAAGGAAGGCGGTAAACCGCTCCTCGTTGCGGGAGAAACTATCACTCAGCAGGGAGACTTGACCGACGGGGGTGCGAACGATCGTGATTGCGAGACGTTCGAGGGTGGGGCTAGTAGCCACGTAGGCATCCATACGGACGGTGCCTTGCTCGAGGAGTGTGGGGGAGTTATTGGCTACTCCGCACACCACGAGATACGCTTGTTCTGGGCGGTTGCCGAACAACGCCCCCTGACGATAGAACTGGTTCAGGACCTGGGTAGCAATGGATTTAACCCTGCTATACACAGTGTTGGCAGAGTCAATCGACTCGAACAGGATGTCGTCGAAGCTCCGGTTCATCACATCAATGAGGACGTTGAGGATGACTCGGGTGTTCACGAATCGGAACAGGGGGGAGCTGGACAAGGTCCGTGAACCCCACACCACAACACCACGATTCGGTAGAGACCGGATGGGGTTGAGGCCCAGGGCGTACGTCACTTCCTGTTGCTGGGCAGTAATATTGAACTTGAGGCCGACAACACCCCGTAACGGATAGCGAGATCCGGCGGGGGGTTGCTGGAAGCCTTCGTTCACAAAGCGGCTACATGCGATGCCGGCCACAAACGAGCTGGGGGGCACGAACCGGTCGGAGAGGTTTTTGACGTAGGGGGCGAAGTATGCGGCGTGACCGTAGGGGACTCCGACAATCCGCTTGATCAGGTTCAGTTCGTCTTGTGCCTGGGCCACATTCTCGATATCGCCACCGCAGTCGATAATGGCCATGTGCTGGGTGCCAGATACACCTTCAGTAACCCCAAACCGACCTTCGGCCGCAGCCACCAGGGTCTGAGTGATCTTGAGCCGTTCAGTGGCGGCTTCGGACCGGGACGCCAGATCGGAATCCGCGCTGTAGGACAGAATGCTGTACGCTTCCGGAGCTGCAAGGAACCCTGGCGCGTAGTACTCACCACTCATCCCCTTCTCAATCGCGTACACAAAATCTTGTGCTTTGGAGGCCGAAGTCAACTTGTAGCTTTCGTACCCGACCTGCTCAACAGCCGAGGTCAGTTTGACAACATTGTCGTCGATGAGACCTTGACGGTTGGTGCCAGGCAGCACCGGGCTCACAAGGCCGTTTTTCGCAGTGACCCGGACCCGAAGGACATAGTCGAAGGACTGGAAACCGTTCGGGATGGATTTATCCAGTCTCGCGGTAGCTCCGGCAGCGATTGCGACGGTCGGGGAAGGCGAAACAGTGGCGGCGGTGTCGGTGGTGCGGGCGGTCACGGTGTACCGGACCCCGTTCACAACAATCACACTGTTGACGCCGATCTCGGAATTAAACAGGGTGCCGGTGCCGGTCACAACACCGGTGTCTGCGATAGCAACGGTGCCGGTCAGAGCGATGTCGTTGATGTCGGGGCGGATGAAGGGGGTACCTGCAGCCGACACCAGATTCGAGACCACGTAGCCGTTATTCGGGGCGTAGTTAGTACCGCTGTAGTTCGAGCCGGTGGGGACGGCTTCGATGATGTAGTACTGCGCGAGGTCTTTTTCAACCAGGATCGCAGTGATTTCGTCGCGAAGTCCCTCCGCCAATTCGTCCGGCGTGGCGCCATTGACGATGATGGCGCGGTTCTCACCCGCCACCGACACATAAAACACCTGCACGCTGTCGGGCAAGAACCCGGTACGGACGGCAACACCGCCCGTTACAGTAACGGTGCCGGTAGGAACGGTAGGAGTAGCTCCACCAATTTTGGCGAAGGTGGTAGTCCCCAGATCGTAACGCCAGTACGCGGAGTCGGCATCAGCCCACTTGTCACCAGCGCCCACACCCGAGCTAAAGTCCCGGCTGACGGCGACAATCTTGTCATCGGCAATGACGGTTACGCCATTGGCGGCCAGATAATCCTCCAGGATCTCGGATTGATCGGTAGTGGGATCGTAGGTGCCGGCGCTAGCCGCATTGGCGGCTGCGATAAACAAACTAACGGCCGATCCATCCACATACAGGACGTTCTCGCCAGTAGCGATCTCGCGGCTATTACACCGAAAATTGATTTCCTTCACCGAGGTGAACAACCGGACCACACCTGCCGTATTAATATTCAGAGGAGACGCATATCCGGTGTCGCTAAAGTTGTATGCGACAAACCGGTCGACGTCCGGCAGGACGCTGTTGTCCCGAGCGAACACGCGGAACTTGCCCTGCGTGGCCTCGGTGGCGGTCTGTTCTAACTTGTAAAAATTAGAGAACCCGTCAGAAGTCGAACTAGACAGGAAGCTAAAAAGATCTAGGGCGTTATCGGTGGCGTCGATGGCAGTGGTGGTAATCACCCTGATCTCATCGCCATCGGGATCGAGCACATTGATCGGAGTACCGAAGTACCGGCCGTTAACCTTCAGCGCGAAAGCGTTATAGCCGGAGCCGGCTCCGCTACCACTCAGGTCGATTACGGTCTCGGGGGTCGGGGTAACCCGGGTAAAGTACAGGATACCATTGACACCCACGTTATCGAAAAACCCCTTAACGGCGTCGTAGGTGGTTAGGGCACCCAACGAACCAGTAGGTGTGCTGTTACCTACCCGTTGCAGGTAGTCTTCTGGCGAAGCTACTTGGGTAGGGGTGTACGGCAAGAAGCTAGAATAAATACCTTCGCTCCCGCTGCCATAGTACTCATCAGCAGGAGTAGTCCCAAAAATGTATCCCACGGCATGACTTGCCAGGGGTTGAGGAAGACCTCCAGTGGCCGATTGAGTAACAAATACTCCCGGCCTATTCAGGAGGCCAGCGTTTAAAGTGATCGATGATGCCAAGGCAAAATCTCCAAACTAGTCGACAGACCTTTCACAAAAGCTTTCAACGAGGCACAGGGTAGAATTACAGTCGGTGAAAGCTAACTAATGGGGGGTGACCGGCTCAGTGCCATAGGACCGATAAAGCTCGTATAATGAGGTCATTAGCCAGTCACTGCAGAGATCTCTCCGGCACCTGTCCGTACCCATCATCCGAGTCACCCTCCGGACCAGGATATTAAAATCCTCAGGGCTAATAACCTTCGACACAAATTTGAGGTAACGGCTGAGCTCGCTGACCTCCCCGTTTTTAACAATTTTATACAGAACTACCATGTACTTTAATAGTTCATTGGACTCGAGTTCGTCGCTAAACTTCTGTAGTGGTGGGGCGGGTGATGACACAATAGTGAGAGTGAGTAGTTAGGGGGTAGAACCAAAGTCGCCGGGGTTTCCAACCCCCTTCGCATTGTTTTCCATCTGATCCATAGCCTGTTTGTGAATTTGACACATGGCTACGAACTTTGACATGGGAACTAGTTCCATATCAGTAAGGCTCTGAAACGACCCGTTCTGGACGGCGTAACAATTTCGAAGCCACGCCTCTTTAGGCATATAGGACTTCAGGATATGCTCCTGAACTGACAAATACAGATCTCGGATAGAACCGGGTACCAAACATCCGAAGTTAAGGCCGGGCGGGATAGATAACCGCCCGAGTAGACCGATTACGTCTCGGCTGGTTAGGGTCGGCTCGTCACCGGCCAGCAAGGTATCAAGATACTCGAGATCGTCGCCGGTGATGTCCCGAAACAGAACCCGGCGTCCTAACCCATCCGCAACAGTAACGGTGTAATCCGGATTAAGAGCTACTTCATTCGTCGCTTTTCATATCTGTGTCGTCTCCGCTACTACCCAACAACTGATTAATCGCATCACCCAACATCTTGATCTGTTTAGCTCGGAGCCGCTTGGAATCCTTCAGGGTGAGTTTGCGGCCCCCTGGCTCCGGACTATGCAGGATGCAGATGGTTTTTAGGGTGGCCTGGATTTCGTCCAACAACTTGTCGTTGCTGATTTTAGTGATTTCGATCAGGTCGTCGGCACTGGGCTCCTGTAGAGACAGGAATCGACCCGGCGCGACCTCAACGGAGATGATCTCGGGCTCGCCGAAGTCGAAGTCGGAGCCGGCATCGGCGGCGGTGGTCTCCAGTTCTCGAATGGATTTAGACGATAAGGCCATGGGGGATAGGGGGAGGTAACTGAGAGCGGAGGAGTTTTTCCTCACAATACACATGTACTATAGCACAAGATCGGGCGATTTGTTGAAAGCAGAGTAGGAGTAGCGATTATCACCGTGGCCGTTCAGACCAATCCGTACAGATATTGGGAAGACGAGAGGGACGGATCTGACTACAGGAGTCGGGAAACCCAAGCCAGCTCACTAACGCGTCAGATGCTGCGGCAGCCGGAATACCTGTTGCAAAGCAACAGGGTGAATCCGGGACCTGGGAGGAATGTTCGCGCTTTAACGGCCGATGCTCAAGAACCGGTCCCTCACCACACCTGCTCCGAGGACGTGTGGGGTTGGCAGCAGTGGACTGAGACCGGAGAGTACTTGTCCCCCTCTCCCACATCCAGCAACCTGCTCGAGCAGGATACGGATAAGTTGGGTATCCCAGGTTGCGGTGAAAGCTAGGTAGAAGAACTAGTACACGATTTCGTTGTGGCGTATTACGACAATCCAGGCCAGGTAAACGACGAAGCGATTAGTATCGCTGCTGGTAAGACGTTCCAGGTTATTCAGATAGCCGACAGCGATGGGAACATCATCAACCCCGCCTCAGGAGAGTTGATATTTGACGGGGAGGTAACGATCGGCTCGGAGATCGAGATCAGTAATGACGCCGGCAACCCCATCCCAACTACCGTTCCTCTCCGGACCCCCACCACCACCAGCGTAGCCAGCTCCGGCACCAGCGTCACCATACTGGCCGCCAACTCCAACCGGCGCGGATTCTCCGTCAGTAACATTAGCACCTCGAAACTATATCTCTCTTTCTCCACCCCCGCAACCACACTCAACTCGTTCATTGAGGTTCCGGCCGGAGCATTTCTACTCCTCGACCAGCAGTGCATTATTTCCAATGCCATCTATGGTATCTGGGCCAGCGCTAACGGTACCGCCCAAGTCACGGAGTTCGTCTGATGGCAATTTTTATCACCCCCGGGGCCCCGGGCGGTAGTAATACTCAGGTACAGTATAATAATAACGGGATATTTGACGGTGTTGCGAATGTCACCAATGTAACGCTGACTCGCCTGCTCGAATCCGAGCTGATGCGGACCAACGGCTCGTATAGTATTGGTACGCCGGGCACCGTACCGTTCGGCGTGGGCCCGATCGCGGCTACTGGCATGGCCCTGGCCCCCATCGGCCCCGACCAGTACACGGTTATCGATATCCGGTCCGGGAGTTTTTGCTAGCGGATTATCGGGTCACGACCGGTTTAGTTGAAAGCAGAGTAGTAATATTCTGCACGAATTAGCATGGAAATTCGCCTGTACCGGGCACTCCCCGAACACCTCGGGCCCGCTGTCCAGCCCCCGAGCTCTGACGAGCCCGGACAACCTTTGGTGGCCGTCGTTTGTCTCGAGCGCGACGCCGACCCCGACGCTAACAACCACACCGGCTACGATTACTGGGGAGCGTACAGCGAGGTTGGCGAAGACATCGATGCCTGGGAGACCGCCAACCCCGACGCCCTCACACCCATCGACTACACCGAACTCCCCAACCCCGTAACGTTTTACCCCGCTCCCTTCAACGAGGCCTGATCCATGACAACTATCACACCGCTGCTGCGGGTCAAAGAACGTATCATCGGGCCCAGGGGCTTGTGGGATATCGACAACGAGTGGTATGGCTACACTGACGAGTTCAAGTATACGATCGGGCTGCCGGGCTTGCGCGGCTTCGGTGTGGGTTGTTGCCCGCCCGAGTTGCTACCGGGAGATATGGACGTGTTGCCGGGCACATACGACCGGTTCAGACCCAACTACGGCAGTTACGTACACGTGCCGTCCGCATCGATTGTGTGCTTCCTGCCGGCTCACCAGATCGATCTTCAGGCACCCGGATCCGGCAACGACGCCTTCCTGACCCGCGTCGTTATCAGTTCAACGCAATCCGGCAACAGCGTCCTCGCTAAGACTTTCCGGAATGGCGGCGGCAGCCTGGCCGGCGTATTCGTGGACAAGTACCAGGGCAGCAACGTGCGGCCAGATGGTTCCGGCCGGCCCAACAGCACGGATGGGTTGCCGGGCACCCTCCCCTCGACCGGTGGCATCTTCGCCTCCCGCCCCCTACACTGGCCGGTATCGGCTGTTGGGATCAGCGGCACGCTCCGCAGCCCATTCAGCCTCTGCAACAGCACCGCGCTGAATGGCGCGGCCACTACACCCGCCAACAACTACGGTGGTGCGTGGGAGGCATGTAAGAGTCGCGGAGTGGATTGGTATCCCGCCCCGATCTGGACCCGCATCCATCTGGGGTATTTGGCACTGGCGCATGCCCAAGCCTTGCTCAACACATCCGGTGTGCCTATCACCGGCGCGACTGCCAATTCGGCGTGGATGGATACGGCCCCCTACGCCCCCAAAGGCAACAACAACAACGGGGCGGATGTGAACAAAACCAGCCTGGTGTTCTCCCGTACCGATGTCGGTGGTAACGCAAGCGGTTTTGCCGGCGAAGCCAGCCGGGCGTTTACCGGCGCGGCCCGGATCGGCACTCTGTCGGCTACCGAGCACACCACCCACAACGGCCAACTGTGCGGGATTGTTGATGTGAACGGCAACCAGTGGGATGTGGCCCCCGGCCTCACAAACAACACCGGCACCAACGCCGGCTACAAAGCGTTTAGCGACCTGGACGACTACACGACCGTATCAAGTAATACCGGTATCACGGGCGCAGCCAATGTGATCTCGTTGGCGGTTAACGCCTCCGACGACGGGGTGTGGTGGACTGCGGCTGGGTGGACGTATCTTATCCCCAATGTCGGCGGGACGTATCACCCCTCCTCGACCTGGGCGGCGAACGCTACCCGCAAGGCCATGGCGGAGTTTGGTTTGCCCCGCGAAGCCGGCACCAGCTTCGCCCAGACATCCACCAATATATTTGGTGGCGACGGTCTGTATCGGGCCCATGTGAATAACTTGCTCCCTATTTGTGGTGGGGACTGGTTCGCCGGGGCCAGTGCTGGCTCTTTTGCGGTCGTTCTCAACCCCGCGGCGACGAACCCGGACCAGGCCGTGGGAGCGAGGGGTGCCCGCTTTCTCTCTGTTTGAGTTGCGATAGCAACTCCTTCCCATGAGTGATACTAACCTCAAAGCCAATGACCCATATTTCCTCTGCCGGAGCAAATGTCGTACCCTGTGTGTCTATCTGGGGTCACTGACCAAAAACATGCCTAAGTACGAGAAATACGTGTTATCTTCTAAGATAAGAGAAGTGGGATACACCCTAATGGAGTTGGCTGTATCCTCTCACTTCTCAGCCACGGAATCCGCACCGCCAGCCTGAACCACCTCTGCCGCCTGTGTTCGTTCTGCCGCTCATACACCATATCGGTTTGGTTGAAAGCAAGGTAGAGTAGTACTCGACCCCACATGTCCAATGCCAACCCCTCCTTCAGCAAAGACCAAGTCGCCGCATGGCAGCAGTGGGCCCGACGTTCAGCAGGTAGTGGACAGCCCCGAGTACCAGGAGGTAATGGACAGCCCCGAGATGGCGGCGGATTGCGGGAAGTCCCCTACCCCCGAACCCTGCCAACCGGTTGCAGTAGCTGTCGGAGATTCCGCTGAAACAGCGGCCGTTTCCCCGATGTCCGAGACGGACCGCAAGCTCGCAACCCGGATGACAAAAGCGATCGCGGACCAGCTTGGCCTATCCGGACGTGCCCGCTCGGTGCGAGTATAATCCTCCGTGTTCAACACCGAGCACGAACGCGCTGTACTAACCCAATCACTACGTAACTCAGGAGACATCGATAATGTGCTCGAGTCGCTGTACTTCGTGATACAGAATCATACCCCCTTCGCCCTATACGTAGCTACGGCCGACCGCTCCGACTGTACCTGGATATTCGATCCGGATATGGTATATGAGATGTTGGGAGGAGAAGATATCCATATCAAAACTTTCCGTACCCTATTCACAGACGATATAGAGCGGGGCGAAGGAATCCTGTTCTACGTCCTTCGTAAAGTAGGTCCTGTCGTAACGATTCGTCTCGGAGAAAGTACCATCCGGGGCGTTATCGAAGAGTTAGAGACCACAACCCCCTAGAGTTGAATATACCGGATAAAGACTGTTACCACGACCGGCGATCCGGACTTGTTGACCGCCCGCACATACATCGTTCCGTCGGTACTAAGCCCCGGCACGAGCGGTAGGGTCTTCAGGACCAAACCGCCAGTACTATTAACCACATCAAGGACTACGCCGTCATTTCGTACGGCCGGGTCCCCCTCATCCCGTTGCTCGCTACCCCGGGACACCGAATCGGTGTAGATAGTGACCCACGCCGGGACATTAGTCCGGACCGATGTGATCGCGTAGTACCGGCTAGCGGTTAAGTTGACTGTCCCCGCATCTAGGTTGGCCAGGATCGCTGTCGACCCGGACACCTCGATCTCATCGGTAACTACCTGCACCTGCGACAGCGTAGTCTCGATAGTGGTAACCCGATCCGATAGGGTTGTGGACGTGGCGTCGATCCGGACGATTGCGGCCTCGGTACCGTCCACCCGCAACGTTAGGTTGCCCACCCCCAAGTCGGTGTTATCGATCAGCTCGGTGAGTTGGGTGCGATAAGTCTCGACATCCGTCTCCAGTGATTCGAACGCCCCCTCGAGGTTTGTTAGCGATGTCGCCACCGAGTCGGACAGGGCCCCTTGGGCCGACGCCACGGCGGTAGCAAAAGCCTTGAGGTCGCGGATCTTCGCATACGTCCGATCGGCGGTCCGGACATTCAATAGGCCGATCTCGGTGGTCGGATCAACGCACTCCGCCAACGAACTCCCCAACCGCAAGCCGCTCTTCACCCCCCGCCCATCTTCAACAAACAGCGTCGTGGAGTCGACAAACCCATCCTGCGCCAACACCTCCCCGGTGCTGGACAGCTCCTGCCGGGCGATATTCAGCAATCCGCCCGCATAATCCTCAATAAATCGGGTCCGGAGATCGGCCACAAACGTCCTCTGACTACTTACCTATCTGGCTTTCAACGAAAAACCCATACAACTGAGGAGGCACGATGTCGGCCGGCGGATTATTGTCCCACTTCACCACCCAGTTGTTGGTCAGCAGCATCCGGATTTTGCTGGCGATCCGGCGATTCGACCACACTACCTCGTTCCCCCTCAAATCCAACACCGTGTTGTGATGTTTGCGGAACGCGCCAACCCCCCGCACATTCGCACTCGCACAGATGGTGGGAGTAAAATCCCTCAACAACTGCTCCATGGTGGATTCGGTCATCCGGCAATCTCGGGCAATCAGTTCGCGGATGTCGCGATTGACCCCGAGCGATACGTAGCCCAGGCTGGTGCACCCGCTGATATCGAGCCGGGCAAGTTTTGGCGCCTCGTGCACATACAGGTGGACGAGCTCCCGATTGCCTTCCAGGTTCAACTCGGACAGTTCCAGCCTCGGAGTGTTGATATTCACATACACGAGCCGGTTCCGTTGGAGGTTAAGCCGAAGTATCTGCGGGTCGACAATTATCCCCCTCTCCGCATCCACCCAGTGATCGTCCCAGGTCGTCAGAGACTGGTTGGTGAGTTTAAACTCCGGGATGGGGTTGGTACCCGGGGAGTTTTTCTCGATAACAACCTCGAGCGAGTCGGTCAACTGTTTCCGCACTATCGCACGGTATATATC